CCTGCTCCATTGGACGCAAATCCGAACACAATTACCGTTGTGGGAATGGTTTTCATCCAAACCAGAAGACACGCCCTGCCTTGATTGGCAGGGCGTGTTTCTTTATTTTTTATACATACCCTGCACCACTCCGACGTTCTCCGCCCGCTCAATATCTCGCTTGTGCAGGTACTCATAGACGGCCATCATGGCCGCAGGCGGTTCGCCCTTCTGCTTGCGGTATTCCTCAATGTGGGAAACAACGGCCTTGTGCAGGGCGTTCATGTGGTTCATTTCCTCCCCGCTCAGCCTGTAAAACAGGTCTGCCAGTTCCGGGTCGTCGTGCTTGTATTCCACGGCCAGCTCTGCGTAGGTGTGCGCGTCCTCCAGCTCATCCTCAATGTGCTCCATCAGCAGTTTGATTTCTTTCATCTGATGCCCTCCTGAATGTACGCATACAGCGTATCAATATCTTGCTTTCCCAGCTTGAGCGTAAGCCCGATTCCGGGGATTTTCACGGGAAGCGCCTCTGCCCCCATGTATGGCTTTGCGGCGTTATACAGGGCGTCAACATCCACCGTGCCATGCTCCATATCGTAAACGCCCAGCGCCTTTACCATGGGATGATCTGCGTACTGGGCAATAATCTTCGGGAAATTTGCGGTAAGCAGCCCCCCAGCCCCGGCCACCAGAACTCTGTCCCAGCCGGAAAGACTTGGAGCAATGCTTCTGTCAATGAATCTTGCAAGCCCTGCCTGCACGTTTTCCATAGGAATCATAAATTACCTCCTTGAAAGTATGGGGCGGCGGCTGCCGCCCCAATTGTCGGGAATCAACCGTTGCAGCACCCGCCGCACTTGGGCAGGGGGTTGTACAGCGTCTGTGCCGTGGTGCCGGTTCCGGTGGTCACGTCGGCAACCTGCTTCGGATAGAAGGTCGCGTTGGCGTAAGTCACGATGGAATTGTCAGCGCAGCAACGCCGCTCTGCCTCGATCTTGATGTCCTTGGACAGCTCAGCCCGAACGCATTCCACGTCCTGACGAACCAGCGCGAAGCTGTCCTCAGTGCGCTGATTGTGTACGGCCTGATCGCACAGGGTCTTGCGAATGTCCTTGAGCTGTCCGTCAATGTAAGCGTACAGCTCAATGGATTTCTGGTCGTTGTAGGCGTTTGCCTTCAACAGCGCGATTTCGGAATCCTTGGCGGCGAGCTGCTGCTCACGATCCAGTTCATACCGGCTCACGGGCATGTTCTCGCTGCACCCGCCCCAGCCATAGCCATAGGGCATGGCGGGCATAACTGGAGCGGTGGGAACAGAATTGCGGTTGCCGAGAGCCAGAGCGCCCAGACCGCCCGCAGCATTCATCACGCCCAGCGCCAGACCGGCAATACCCGTGCCAAGACCGGCACCGGCTACGCCTTTGCTTGCATAATCCTTTTCTACTTCCATAGTTTAGAAGTCCTCCTTCAAAATATTAGGAGGTGGCCACCTTCTGTCATTATAATAACAAAAAACCAGGCGAACGAATCATCATCGTTTCGCCTGGTTTTCGTCAGAAAATCGTCAATTTGTGGTCAAATAACTAGGTCATCCGGGAGTGTGGCACTGTACCCCTTGACTGCATCATATTTCTGCTGCAATCTTCGGACAACCCTGGTTATCGTGGCTTGGGACACATGGAGATTTTGTGATTGCCATATCTGGCTTTTCCCGGCGGCACGGGTGGTTAGGACATCCATTTCCAGTGGCGTTAGATACGCCAGCCTGTCAAATTCTTTCACAACCACCCGGTTTATCCGGGATTTATCCATTTATGGAATCAGTCCTCCTTGGGGGAACTGTAAGTTCTTGCCTGTTTGCTGTCAGCGATACCGGCGGTGGTAGGATCATTGACCACACCCAGAATCACCAGCAGGGCAAACACGGCGTTCACCACGGCCAGCAGCTTGTCGCCAATCTCGCCCAAGTCCAGCGTAAAGCCGAACAGGGCGGCTACTGTTTGCACCAGCAGAAGCAGCGCGGGAATCGCGGCCAGCCAGAAGTTTTTGTTTTTGACACGTACAATCCAGTTAATCATTTTGTTTTCCTCCTTTAATTATGCAGCGGAAGTTTCCGCACTTCCTCCATTACACGTTTCGCAGAGCCGTTGCCTCCGGCTTCTGCATATGGCGCATAAAGATAATCGTTCAGGTTCTCGTACTCATCACTGGTGATATACCCGCGCTCCACGTACTTCATTCCGAGAAATACGATCCTATCATGCGCGATTCCCACCAGCAGGCGAGTGCTTGCGCTTTTCTTTGTCCGGCGGGCATCCAGATAGCTCCAGAAGCCCGCCGACCCGATCAGCGTGATTAGAATCGTAACGGCAGTTTTTACCAATTCGTGCATCTCGTTCCTTCTTTCTTATCCATTCCACCGGGCATAGCCGGGACGGGTGTCCACATGAATGCCCCAGCTGTACAGCCCAATGCCGCCAGTGCGCCCCATGACATCCTCCGCCACGGCTTTCATCTGCGCCGGACTTACAGCACTGTGCAGATCAGCGGCAAGCCCAAACAGATGCTGAGAGTTAGCCACGCCGCCAACCTCGGCATTGTGAGCCGCACACCGGACGCCGGAACCACCGCCGTCCACAATGGAAATCGGGATGCCCAGCCGGTGCCGGATTTCATCTACAGCACGCACCATGGATTCTTGCGGCTCCACCGGGAACCCACCGCAGCGGCCGCAGGGGCATCGAAATTCCTTCCGGGTGAAATACTTGATATCGTCCCAGAACGTCCCGGTTTTCGGCGCGTCGCTGTTCTCCGGCTTCTCCACCTTTACCGCCGTCCCGGCGATCGCGCCGATCAGCATTTTCTGGGTAGCCGCACCCGGAATCCCATCCACGGTAAGCCCGTAGTCGGCCTGAAACGTCCGGATTGCCCCTTGGGTATTCCTGCCCTCGATGCCGTCAATTGCGCCTGTAGAATAGCCCAGATAGGCCAGAAGGCACTGAATTTGCTTTACCGTCATACGTTCACCTCTTCCCAGCCCTTGGGGTATGCGGACGGCGACCATACATTATTGCCCATCGTTGAACGGTATACTTTACCGCCTTCCGTGCAGCAGTCGCCCTTATTATAGGGGCTAGTAGATATAGCGACGAATGGCAACGCTTTTGCTGGGTCGGTGCTCCACGCAAACCCCCACTGCGCTGGAAGTTCCTCTGGCTCCTTAGTGTAGATAGTGCTGTCGTAGGGCTGCACAAGCCGCACCACACGGCCAGCAGACGATTGACACACAAACCCAATCTTGCGCTCCAGCATGTTTTTGTTTGCAACAGCAGCTTTGAAACTGGGGATGTTGCTATCCATCGCATTTAGTTCGGTGCCTGTCATGTCTGGGGCTTTTTCTTGTAGGGCAAGCGCGTTCGCCCGTCCCTGAGCATACATGATGCTTTTTCTTTCCTCCTGGGTCACAGACTATCAACCCCTTTCTTATAAGCTTCATCCAGCTCTTTCAGCTGTTCCTCACCACCGCTGGCTTTTATCTCCCTGATTTTTTCAAGGATAGCGTTTTTACGCTCTTCGATGGTCATCATGCGTTATTCACCCCCAGAGCAGTTTCAATTTCAATCAGCGCAGATTCATATTCGGTATTCTGAGCAACAACCGTCTGATACTGCTCCCGCTCATACTCCCGTTGGGCGGCGTCCAGCTCCGCCCACGGCTTCCACGGGGCAATCATTTCGCCAGTGAATATCACGCCGTCAGCACGTGTCCACGTCTGCCCACTGGGGATAAAGCGGTATCCCTCGATGTAGGTATCGCATTTGCCATCGAAAGCGTCTGTATCAACTTGCATCCGTCCATCGGCGGCAGAAGTGTGGCACTTAAAATCAGAATCAATGTAAATCACTACTTCTCCCCCCAAACTTCGCTTATTGTAAGCGTTGTTTTAACATAGTCGCGAGTGGTTATCCACACTCCAACGCATCCGGCGTTCATGGATGATACGTCAACGGAGAACAACCCTGTTTTTGTTATGCTCAGCGAAACCGGGAAACTCGGAAGCTGTTCATTTGGAAACTTGGATGCGACGCAGAGCCGGAACGAGAACTGATTGCTGCCGCTCGATGTTTTCCCTATTCCCGTTATTCGGAATTTCAGTGTCGAAATTTCGGACAGGTCTATCACGGAATTTGTGAATACGTGGCCGTATCCAACGGAGCCGCCGAAAACTTCGGTAGATATCTGCATACTACTTTCGTTAAATGTGACAACCTTTGAAAAGTCCTTTCCATCCCACACAGGCGAAGACCACCCGCCAGACACTGTATCGCAGGTATCTCCGTCCTTGTATAGCCACAGGGCGTAGCTAAGCACAGCACTCACGCTCTGGCCGTCCGTGGTAATCGTCACAGCCTCCGACGTGCTTTCTGTGCCGTCCGTGCAGGATAGTGTCCACGTGCCCGCATTGGGTACCACACACGCCCATGTACCGCTGGTATCGGGAGCGGCGAAAGTCGTTGTACCATCCGTACAGGTACAAGTAGAACCGGCGGGATAGGTGATGTTGATGGTAGCGGAGAAAAAAGCGATTGTAACGGTGTACTCTGTCTGAACATCGGCGGTTATGGTGGTCGGCTTGCCATCGCTGTTGACAATGGTTACGTTCCACTTGCCGCTTGCAAGCCCCTTGAAGACAACCACGCCGCTGGTGCCGGAGTTCTTGATCTTACTCTTGCCGTCCTTGGAAACAGTCACGGTGACGTTCGCCGGGGCTGTGACGGTAAGGGTGCCGCCTGTGCCCCCGCTGGCACCAAATCCATATAAAGGCACCGCAATACTCATACGTACACCTCCACCGTAATCGGAATATTCACCGTGGGCTTGTCCTCAAGGCAGGTAAACGTCAGCGTACTGCCCGACCGGGAAGCGAAGCTCACCATACCGCAGGCCTCTTTCAACGCCAGATTGATCTCCGTGTTACTCCCGTACACTGGATAAGCCATCGCACGCTTTGCATCCGTCAGACCGGAGACCGTAACAGACTGGGTATACGGGGCGCTGGCAGACCAACCGGCAGCAGTTAGCGTTGCAGTCTTTACAATCGTTTTGGCATTACTTAACGCCGTATCCACGTACCCCTTGGTTGCAGCATCAGCGCTGTCCGTGGGCGCACCTAATGCTTTGATTTGATGGGAGTTCATGACAATATTTCCGGTCATTAAACCGCCAGCACTAGGCAATGCCCCAACATTTTCGGCTTCTAGCTCAACGTTGCCATTGGAGTTAGGTTCTTTGCCGCACACTTTGGATACAGCACCGGTGCCATCCAAGCCCATGCGGGAGACGGAGTAGGCATAAATCGGGGTTCCGGAATTGAACGTCATTGCAACTCGCGTCCACAGGTAAGCGCCCTGTGCTACCGTGGGAATGCTGCCTTGCCAGTTTCCGGACGGTATAACATTCCCGGATGTGCTGGCTTGATATGTTACGGACTGGCTGGTCAACAGCGCCGGGTTCCCGATGTCGCCCTTTTCGCCCTTGATCTCGAACCACTGATACTTCGTCCAGTCTGTTGGGGCGGTTGCGGAATTGCCGCTGTATACGCCCATCCAATTGTCAGGGAGGACACCGAAGCTATGAGAAGCTGCCGTGGGCTTCTGCGCCGCGTACCGAATCCAGACGTATGCGTTGTCGCCCTTATCGCCCTTTGCGCCGTTCGTGATGGTAAATGTGCTGGTGGTATTATCGTTATAGGTAATACGGTACGTGTCTACCAGCCCGCTGACGGAGACTTTGGCAATGGTTGAAATGCCCCGCCCGTTTTTTACGGTAAAGTCAAAGGTAGTGGTGTCCGCCATGGTGATACGGTATGTATCCGTAAGGCCGCTGGTGGACTGCTTCACGATGCTGCTGATACCGCCATGGCCGTCAGCGGCGGCGGTCAGCCAGTTCAGCAGAATTTGTCCCGTCAGCTTCTTTGCCGCGCCGTCCTGCTCCATTACAAGAAGGTCGGTTGCTTTTACCTGTTCAGCGGCAATCAGCTCGGATATTGCTTTATCTGCGATAAGTCATCCCTCCTCAACGTCAGTCTCTTTTTCGGGCGCAGGAGGCGCAGACAGCTCCTGCACCACTTCCTCAACGGCCTGCATACTGCCCAGCATCCTGTCCCAGTTTTCCCGGCCTGCGACCTGAACGCCCTCAAGGGTATTCAGGACTGCCCTGAGTTTCATTACAGGGTTCATTTTCTACTCCTTTCCCAGCACGACGCGCACCGCGCCGGTTTCCGGTACGATAGCGATTATCTTCGTATATTGGGCGGCGTACTGCCCTTCCCACCACATTTGCACCGTCTCAGCGGGGTTTGCAAATACCGTGGCAATCGTCGCCAGGGATTCCCCGAGAATACGGATGTTTATCTGCCCCACCAGGGGAAAGGGGTTGAAATAATCGCAGTCGAATTCTTTGCCTGTTGCGGTTTTCAGTTTTTCCATCGAAACCTCCTATTATAATCAGTCATATCAAATCCATGTTAGGTATTTTATAGATACTGTTCCGCCGTTTCCATCCCTGAACGATGTAGAAGCTATAGCTATCGTATGGCCTCCAATTACCAGTCCTTTATCTTCGGTTGATAAACTAGGCGCTGTATTCCATCCATTGAACACACCATTTGCAAAATCCGCATACCCAAGGGAGGTGTTGATACCGCCGGATACTGCGTAATTGCCGATAGAACCGCCATATATCTGCCCGCCGTAGCCGCCTGAGATACTGCCGGAAGTAATGCCGCCGCCGTTGAAATAGCCATCGTCGCCGCCATAGTCAATTCTTCCGGCGCTGACGCTTCCCCGGAAATAGCCATTCTCCGCATACAGATTCCCGGTCGGCGTAATTTGCACGCCGTTAGCCTCAGAGCCGCACTGAATGCCGTTGACCCCAATGTAAATACCCCGGCTGTTGGTGCCGTTCCAGACCTGATTGTTATAGCTTAGGTAGTCGGATTGGATATCAAGACCGCCGATTTTGCCGCTTAAGGCGATGAACTTTCCACGGACTTCTGCGCCGGATTTGGTGATTCGGAACACCGTGGTATTGTTGGCCTTGACCGTCCAGGAATCATTAAGCAGCTCCCAACCGAAGGACGAACTACTACCGCCGGTTTTGGTCACCCGCGCGGAGATCTGGTCGCTCTGAATGTCCAGCCGCGAGGTGAGTTCGTCCCCCTGCTCGATACGGGCAGAGACTTCGGCGGAAATCTGGTCGGCCTGAATTTTCAGTTGTGCCCGGGTTTCTATAAACTGACGTTCTACCTTACGTGTTTCGTGGGATTTATAGGGAGCGGATTCGTCGATTTCCTCAGAGCCGGGGGCGGAAACATCTGCGCGTATCATTTTCCCGTAGGACTTTGACACGCTGTAAATGCCGCCATAGGTTCCTTTAACCTGAACCGCGTCTCCAATCTCCGCCGCCGGGTCTAAGATTGCGCCTGTAGCCGTATACGTCTGGTAGGAATAGCCGTTGATTCTGGCCAACATGTCGTTTGCCATTTTCTGAGTTCCGAAAGGGTTTTCGGAGATCAGTTCCTTGCCGCTGTCTGTACCCGCCGTATACTCCACGCCGTCAGCAACCTTCAACGTGACGCGGCTGTACGCGCTGAGTGGGTCTGATATTTTCAGGCTGTCGGCGGCAGACCCGATGATGAACTTATCAAACAAGGATTCTGACACCTCCAAACGTGATCGCTCTGTTATCGCTTCCGCCAACAATCAGATAGCTGGTTTCCTTCGGAAGCCCCGTGAGCGTGACCAGCATCAATTCTCCGGTGGCCGTCATAGCCCAGGAGCCGGTGTACATTGCGCCGATGTAGCCAATGACCTCGCGGCAGCTGTACCCGGCAGGGTACGGGATTTCGTAGCCAGAGGTGACGATTTGATATACCCGGCTATCCAGCGAGATGCCGACTGCATCGGAAATCTCTTTCAGAACTTCAATGTCACTTGCAGGCCAGTTAAGTGAGGATTCTGCCGGATAGTCTTCTTCCAGAAGAAGCATTCCGTCGTATCCGTGGAGCGTTAGCTTTGTCCGGTCACCGATCTCTCCTTCGCTCCGTTTGTCAATGTAATACTTTCCTTGTGGCAGCCATTCAGAGGCGGCATTCTCATTTGCAGCTCTGATATATGGCCGAAGAAGCGCACGTTTTGGGATATCACCATATGGATGAATCATTTCAACGTTGATCTCACCGGCGCAGGTTTTTCCAACGTCAGGAGAATCGGAAAGAAGCGGTTGCTTCTGCTCCATGGATATCAGCAGTTCTTCACCGTATCCGGCATCTGCGCCGGAAGCCCCAACCAGAATGCGGGTGCCGCCGAACGTGATTGCGCTTCCGCTTTTGTCAATTAGCTTTCCGGTATCACCGATGCAGAGGCGGTTTTCAAACCAGTGGTTGCCAGCTACAATGTCCCGGTATTCCTGTGATACGTTCTGCATAAGCGCCCGTCACCTCTCAATCAGGGGAAAGGTAATGCCGCTCCACCAATCGTCTTCCGGCTTCTCTATCAGGAAAGATGCAGGGTTATTGTTGGAGTACATGGTCACATTGTTGCGGTACCCGCTCATAGGGTCGTAGTAGTCCACGGTCACATATTCCGGGAGAATGGTATGCAACACGGTCATAGCTTCCTCAGCCTTTAGTGGGCGGCAGGTGATGTCCAGACGGATTTTGGTAGCCACCCGGCCACGCTGCATCTGTCCGTCCATGGTGCGCCCGGAATTGGGGGCATCAATGTCATTGCGCTGCCACTTCACACCCTGCTTTGCAATGAACGGCATGAAGTCCACGCCGTTAATTTTGAGCATCATCTTCATGCCGTTTTCACTCCTTCCGTTTATCCATACATTCTTGCGTTCCTGCGCTGAGCATCCCGGACAGCCCGGTCGAAGTCATATCCACCGCCACCTCCGTTGTCCTGATTCCGCATTTCCGCGATAATCTGCTGAGCGACAGCGTACAGAGCGTTGATAAGGTCTTCGTTTCCTTCACGGGTGGCCGTTGCGATGCCCTCAACGATCTGGTCATTGTTGGCAACTGCTGTCCGTCTGCCAATAGAGCCAACCATTTCCGCACCGGCTTCACGGGCTATAAAGAGTTGGCCTTGGTCTACGAAACCGCCGTCGGCATAGCGCGGAATGGAAACTGTGGGAATCGCCGAGATACCGCCCGTATATCCGATGGTGCGCATAAGCGCATTTACAGCAGATATAATGGTATTTGTTGCGTAGACAATGGAGTTAAGCCCGGTCGCCATGTTACCTAACACGTTGTTCCAGTAACCGGCAAAGGAAATACTCACGCTTGACCAGAGGCTTGTCCATCCATTTAAGAACCGATTGGCGAACGTATTCTGGGCTGCCAGAATATCATTGAACGCTGCTGTAAGCTTGGGCGTTTCCGCAACCATTCCCACAGAGAATCCCGTAACCAGTTTTGAACCAGCACCTTTCAGGTTTGTAAAGATTCCAGTAGAAAGCTCGATGGTTCCTGCGTCACCAGTCAGTTGCTTCATCGTTGTCATAAATGTGATATAATCGGTCAGTAGCGTTACCGCCGTCTCTAATTCCCCGTTCGCAGTGGTAAGCTTTTCATTTAAAACGGAGGCATCACTTGCTACGGCTCCGACCTTATCCGCAAAATCACGAATTGGATTTCCTGCGAAAAGTTTCCTGAACCCGCCGACAATGCTGTCCCACGTGATGCTGCCCATGCTATCGGTGTAATTGGAGATTTCAGACGCCAAACTGGTCATGAATACCGTGAAATCATGTGTGTCGGATGTAAGCTGCGGAAGCGTACCATTCAGGTCTCGCATAGATGGAGCCAAATTGTCATTAAGCTCGTCTGCAACCGCGACAAGGCTTTCCGTAAAAAGTATGAACGCGCCTGCCAGCTCAACGAGGATTGCTGTTCCGAGCCCGATAGCCAACGGGAGAAGTCCTGCCGTTCCAACCGTTGCTGCTCCGAGCGCGGCTGTAACAACGCCGATTCCGACAAGCAATCCGGTTCCGATACCTATTGCGGTGGCGATATCCTCACCATTATTCAAAACGGGTTCCCACGCCTTGCCGATTTCGTCCAGTCCTTTTCCGACGCCCCAAATTTCCGCAAGAAACAAAGCGGTCGCAACTCCAAGTTCCAGAAGAATGGCCGTTCCTATGCCGACATTCAAAGCTACCGTTGCTCCGGCAGCGCCAAGGGCATAACAGGCGACGCCAATAGCGGCCATAAGTACGGTTCCGACGCCAACAGCGATGGTGACTGTTCCGGCATTGTCAATGACCGGCTGCCACGCTTCGCCGACCTTGCTAAGCTCCCAGCCAAGAACCGCGATCGCGCCAACGAAGATGATTGCGCCAGCGGCGACTTCGGCAAGAATCCCAACGCCAAGACCGATGTTTTTTGCAAGGCTAAGCATTTTGGGGCTTAGGCTTCCACCGATTGATTCTCCGAGATTCCCTGCCGCTTCTGCCGTCTGAGATACAGATTTCGCGGCGTTTCCGGCATTGGATATGCCTTTTAGCTTGGAGAAAAGGTCAAGAGCAGTGGCGATGCCACCCATGATTTGGATTGCGCCGATCAAAAGCGTTGCTTTATCAACGCCGCTCCAATCGCCCTTTTTAATTGCTTCCCAGTTGGCAGCAATTTCTGTTATGACGGAGGAAAGCCCTTGAATAGCCATTGCCCAGCCTGAAACATCTAAGCGCTTAGTGAAAAAGCCAATTCCAATCGCAACGGTTGTTAATCCGCTAATGGCATTGTTGGCATTGCCCCAGTTCACCCCATTGTCTGCAATGTCCTTTATGGCACTTACAATTTTGACAACGCCCTGCACCAGTTTAAGGGCACCGGCAATATTGTATTTGCCTTCCCACAGCGCGATGTCGCCGACCATTCCCGCAAACTCGCTTATAAGTTTTGAAACGTTGGAGAAGTTTGCTCCGTTCTCCTGAATGTCTTTCAGGGCTTTCATAAACTCGTTAAGGTCGGCGATAAGACCGATTCCGCCGAGCGTGAGAGAACCAACCTTAGAGATGTTTTTGAAAAAGCCGGAAAGGGTATCTATACCGCGTATAAGCGATTCGGATATCTTCCACGCCAAAAATATCGCGGCGATGCCCTCCGCAATTTCTCCGATTTCTTTCAGGTGGCTTGTAATCCAGTCAACGGCAGGCTGCAGCTTTTGTTTCCATGCATCAACAGCTTCCGTGATAGCGCCGCCCAGAAAATCGTAATCCTCCGGGTTGAGGTCTAACAGTCCGCCGCCACCGGAAGCACCGCTTCCGCTCCCGCTACTGCTCTGATCTGGGAGAACGTTCAGTTCATCAAAACCGGCAAGATAGCGTTTTAGCTCTTTTGCCGAACCGGCGGCGCTGCCCATGTTGTCGGATATGTCACCCGTTGCACCGGCTGCCGTATTGAATGACTTCCCCCAATCGACAGAATCGGCAATTTTGATGTTAAACAGGTTCGCAATTGCAGATATGATTTGCCGAAGTGCAGAAGCTACTGCAATCAGGGGAGGCAGCACCTTGTTCAGAATAGGAATAAACAGATTGCCAAATGCCTGTGAAGCCTGTTCCAGCTGTGAACGCAAAATTCGTAACTGGTTAATCGGGCTGTCAAGCTCTCTTGCCATTGCTCCTTGCACCGTTGTCAGCTGCGTCATCATAGCGTGATAACGCAGCTGCGCCTTTTCAGCCTGATTCATGCTAGAAACGCTCTTATTGATGCCTAAATTGACACGCTCTTGCTCCAAATATGTATCAGACAGATCAACAGAGAGATTTTTTGCCGCCTCGCTTAAATCGTCCATTTCCTGCTGTAGACGGGCAGCAGACAGGTCGTAGCCTAAATTTCTGAGCGGTTCGAGTTCACCGGAAATACCGGAACGAACCTTCTGCATGGTTTCCTCAAAACTTAGATTGTAGAACGCCGAAAGGTCATATCCAAGCTGTGTTAAGTTCTTGGACATGATTGCCGCCTTGTCCCCGGCAACACCAAAACCTGTGATGATACTCTGGAAAACGCCTTGGTTTTTCATCCACTCGGCGGGGTTAATGCCCATAACCTCGTTTACCCTCTGAGCATAGTTATAGGCTTCCTCCGCATACTCACCCATGGAAACTTGAAACATGGCAAGCGTTTCCTGATAATCGGAAGCTTTCAGGATGGCATTTGAAATTAGTTTCGTTGCAGCGCGATACACCACAGCAAAGCTAAGACCTTTCAATGCAGAACTCCACGCATTTGTGCTTGTGGTTGCCCGCCTTACCGTACCGTTGTACTGCTCCGTCGATGTAATCAGCCTTTGAATTCTGCTTGGAAATGCCGAAAACCCGGAGGAAACCTTGTTCATTTCGTCAGCAAACGGTTTCATGGCCGAAGCCAAGTCTTTCATCTGCTGAGTGAACTTGTCAATGTCCGCTTTTTCCAAATCCTCAATGACCTCAGGCAATTTCCCAAGCTGATTGATGAAAGTGGTCAGGTTGGCTTTACCAATCTCAGAAAGAGGGCGTAAGCCATCGGCGAGAGCGGACAGCTTATCGCCATCTGTCCATTTCAGATTGTCGAGAGCGGCGGTTATGTCCGTAAGCTGGTTTGCGATGGAAGACGAAATTTTCAGGCCTTCCGTCTTAGATTTCAGGTTGCTCAGCGTGTCGCTGATGCGGTTCATCTTGCTTGCAAAATCGCCGGTATTCATGTTGTTCACGGCATTCTTGATCTGCGAAATTCCCGCTGCAACTTTGGAAAGGGCAGTTGTGGAACCGCTGATGGATGATTTCAGCGCCGCCAGTTTCTTGGCCAGCTGCTCTACACCCGCAGATGCCGCGGCACTGTCATTCACAATCTGAAACTCAATGCCCTGCATTTCCACATTGTCAGCCATTCCCTTCACCGCCCTTCTTCTCAAATTTCTTGTTGATGGATACCATAAACATCTCCATCATGGCTTTCGCCCTTTTGTCGCTCTTTTCCTGCTGGGTCAGCTGCTTTTCTCCACTATCCGCCGCTTTCCGCTGCCCAGTGTGCAGCTCAAAGGGCTGCTCCCGGTAGGGAACCGGCTTCGGAGGCTTCTTGCTGAAGCTGAACCGCAGAACCGGGGCGGCATCCAGAAGGGCTTCATAGTAATAAGCCCCTTGCATCCACATATCCTGATTCTTCAAGTCCCGTTTGATCTTGTCAGCTTCCCGGTAGGCTTTCACCAGTTCCACGTCCTGATTCCAGAACTGGTCATAGGTCATGCCGATTGCAAGATAGTACGGGAATAACTTCTTGAAGATATTTGTGTAAGCGTAAGAGGGGGTAGGGGTCTCCCCACCCCCTCCGTTTTCGGAAAGAAGTTCGCTTACTCTACTGCTTCCCAGCCGGGGTTTCCCTCGTTTTCCTCTTCATCATCGGAAAGCAGGGTGTACACGGCCTCGGAGTACATTTCCGTCAGCACCTTCACAAGGCCGGACTTGTTACTCAGACCGTCGTAAATCTTGTTGATGGTAGCAACCTTGGTGTTGGGGTGATTTGCCGCAAAAGCGCCGCTGAACAGCATGGGGATCATGGTAGCGGGCTTGTCGCCAAGCTCATTGATGGAGAACCCGATCTTCTCCATAGCAGAAACCGTGGAGCGGGTGAATTCCAGCGTGTACTTCTTGCCGTTGTAGGGAATGCAGATTTTCTTAGCCATCGCTAATCCTCCTTAAAAATGTGTGGTCTGTGTTTTGGCTCAGGTCGCGTCGTCCAGCTCAATGGGCGTGGACGGGGCAATGGAAATGTTCAGGTCTACAACCTCGTTGACGCCGCCGCCGGTGGCGTAGGCGGTCAGCTGACCGTCAAACTTGAACTTGCCGTCGCTGCCGGTGGGGGTCAGGGAACCGCCAGCCTCGTCACCACCGAACCATACGGCGTAGCTCTCGGTCTTTCCAGCCAGCGCTTGCAGCGCTTTGTAGTCAGTCAGAGTGTAGTTCGCGGTGAACGCCAGCGCATCCAGAGACTGGATACCGGCGATGTAGGTCTGCATCTTGTCAGACAGGGTAGTGGTTTCCAGCATCTCCGGATCGCCGCCCAGATCAGGGAATTCCTTGATGTCAATGAGCTTTTCGTAGGTGTTGCCGGTGGTTCCCTTTTTCATCAGGAAAACTTTATACGTGCTTATGGCCATGTTTAATCATCCTTTCGTTGTAATAAAAACGGGCTGCCTCCTGTGAAGCAGCCCTTCGGCTCTCTTTCCGCCCTTGCGGAAAGGTAAAGCATATTTACCTGCGGTAAATTGTTCCGCCGTCCGTCTCCGCCCGATACCGGGCTACCAGACGGTAAATCGTCCCGTTTTCCATATTCGGAACAGGGGACAACGAAATTCGCGTGAAATTCCGTTTGTAGAGCATTTCGTCTATAACGCCCATAATCTCCCGGCATACGCTTTTCTTGCTTCCTGCCTTGTCGGAGTACACATTGACTTCGTACATCAGCGTTGAGAACTTTTCCCGGTCGCTGCTGTCCAGCCTGTTCGCGGACATATAATTGTCCTGCTCTACGATGCTTACATAGGGGAATTTTGGAGGAGCGTTCACATATTCGCCGGATACCGCAATGCCCTTGAAGCGCTTTCGCAGAGCCTCGGCAATGGGGGTATAGATCAGCTTTTCAATATCAGTCAAGCCCTGAACACCTCCATAACGATTCTCGGAAGCTCCTGCTCAATCGCTTTTCTCGCCTCATACATGGGCATTGCAGGAGGATTTCCGTATGTGTGGCCGCCGCCCTTGTCTTTGGGCAGATACCAGCCTTTGGGGTCGTCCCAATGACCTTTCCCGTCCGGGTAGGTGCCAGCCCCCATGCCAAACTCCGACGCTTCCGGGTGCCCGGTTCCGTAGGTGATACCGGCTCCAAATTCAATGAAAAGAACGGATTCCCCATCGGCCTTTACGGCGTAACCATTCGGGATTGCCACGACGGACACGGTTGCATCCCTCATCCCGGTGTAAACAGCCCGTGAGAACCGGATGGAAGCCACAGAAGCACCCAGCATTGCCAGCCTTTCGGCCAGTTCCTTTGCCTTGTCCTTCTGCCAGCGTTTGTATTCCTTCAATTCATCCTGAATCTTCTGAATGCCGGAAACCGACAGCGGAACCACAATTTTCTTGTAGCTCACGACACGCTCACCTTCGTAACGGCGATGGACACTGAGTTCAGAGACTTTGCCACCCGTCTGACCATGTAGTCATACAGGGGCTTCCCGTCCTCGTCATACACAGGCTCCTTGTCCAGAAATAGCACGGTATTCTCGTCAACGGGGCAGGTCATGTCATCCGTAACGATGACCTTGTCATACCCGGCAAGATTGCCGAACTGCTCCACCTGAGAAGCCCCGGTCGCAGCGGATACGTTGGCGCGGAAGGAAACGGCAGGTTTGTACACAACAGTTTCCTCGCCGGTTTCGTTGCCGTCTTCGTCGGTGACAGGCACTTTCCGGTCGTACAGCAGATACCAGAAGCTTTGCTTGTTTCGCTCCATGATTCTCATACTGTCACCTCACAGAACCCCGGCCATGGGAACGATCTGTCGCATCATGGATTCCGGAACGTCCCCGTTCTCGTAGGAACGGGAAATTCCGTTCTCGCTGTGAGACAGCTCACCCTCTCCGCCCCGCTTGTTCAGAAGATACGTAGCAATCTCCACCTGTAGATAGCTGTACTGCTCCGGAACCTCCATAATGGAAGGGTCAAACGGGTATGCCCTGCGGCAAATCTTACTTGCCGCAATGCCAAGGTAGGCAGAAACCGTGCTTTCGTCGGTTTCATTCGCCATGGCTTTTACCAATGCGTTTTTCTCGGCTTCCTGCACGGTTTCTTACCTCCTTTCATTCTACGGGTTCTCCCGCCTTCTTGCGTGGTTTCTTGATAACGGGAATAGGATTATTCTCCGATAAACCAAACTTGGTGATAACTTCCTCGCGGGTGAGCGGTACGGGGTCGTTGAGTGTATCAACGACTACCGTTCCCATCACCACAGAAGTGCTCTCCAGTTCGCGCCGGGTAATCACCTTGTCCTTTGCGGTAAAGCCCACGTTGCGAAAGTGATCTCCCTCGCGCACATACACTTTCCCGTCAGAAACATAGAACATGGTGAACCTCCTTAGCCGTTGGTGATGATCTTTGCCAGAGCAATGGTCTTCGGGTCGGCCACGATAGACCAGTTGGCAGATGCCGCAAGCTGTGCATCCGTGGGAGAAGCGGTGTAGCCGGAAGTGGGCTTGGTAAAGCTGAAACCGTTGGGGTGCATGGTTTCACGGATACGGGTGACCAGCGCGTCATAGCCGCCGCCCTTGAGCGCGTCACGGGTCAGTTCGGAAGGAACCTTCACGGGAGCGGGGGCGTACTGAATTGCGCCAAGGCCGAGGACGTAGGTGGTGTAGGTGGCCGCTTTCGCACTTTCTCCGCTGGTAGCGGCGGTGGCGGGGCAGCTGTCATCTACGACAACAGTCATGCCATTCACGGTGCCAATGCGGAGGGGGCGCTCAACGCCGTTGGCGTCGGTGTATTTCAGGAAGTCCAGCAGCTTCAGGCCAGCCATATTGGTGGCGACCTTACTGTGCATGAACACCAGCCGGAAAGCGTCCTGATTGTCGCCCACGGCCTTCTGAATCGCATCGCCAATGGTGGTCGCACCCATCTTGTTTGCATCCGCAACAGTGGTGGATGCGGAAGACAGGTCAGTGATGTGGTTCGCCCAACCGGCAAACTCACCGCTGCCGGTCACACCGAACACAGCATTCAAGATTTTCAGCATGATGGACTGACGCTGCTTCTGCCAATACTTGGACACCTGAGACACGATCTGCTGCATGGGGTCGGCACCGCTGTTGTAATCAACGATGAAGTCCTTCTCCTTCCAGCCGTGGGCGCGGCCAAACACGATACCATTCTGAGCGCTGCCTTCGGGGTCGGTCAGGGTGATGTCAGTTGCGCCATCGTAGTTCTCAGGAGTGCCGCCAATGACTTTGTAGAACGGCAGCGTATAAAAGTCAGAGCCGTTGGAAATCAAGCCCGCCAGTTCTGCGTTCGGGGCGACAGCACCGCTCTCAAACATCGCGGTCAGGGTGGGGTCTTTCGCATTTGCCCAGTTGTAGTTAAACAGCTCGGGGTCAAACGGAAAGCCAAGATAAGTAGCCATAATGTTTTACCTCCATAATCATTTCAAAATTGTTTTCCAGTCAGGATTGTTCTTGATAAACTCCATCTGGGATTTGGTGTCGAGTTTCAGGAAATCCGCCTTGGTCATTGCGCCGCCGGGGTTTCCATCCGCGCCTCTGGGCGTTCTTTTCAGCTTGTCCGCAATGACTTTTTGGGCGTATTTTTCCAAAAACGTCTGGTTGTTGGCAAAAACCGTAGCCATATCGCCGGATTCCATGGCCGCCGCAGTAGCGTCCGCAAGGGCTTCATCATAGCCCTGCGCAACCAGCTTTGCTTTGTAACCGGCAACGGTTTTTTCCTTCCGCAGACCGGCCAGCTCCTTTTCCATGTTCTCCCACTTTTCGGCCTGCTCCTGTTGCTTCCTCTGCTCGTCAGTCAGAAGCGCGTTGTGCTTACGCTTCCATTCCGCAGCCTCGGAATTGGCCTTGGACAGCGCGTTTTTCTGCCTTTCCAGTTCTGCGGTGTTGTCCTCGTACTCAAAGCCCTCCAAAGCGGCAAGCTTCTGTTCCGGGGTCATGTCCGCATAACCTTCAATGAGATTTGTGTCGATTTTTGCCATAATTATTCCTCCTGCGTTTGGTGAGGCGGTTCCCTCCGCCGTGATCTCTGTTTTTACGGGTTGTCTCCCGTCTGCGTTTTTGATAGAGCAGCTTCCCTGCTGCTGTTATGGAGGGCTGTACAGGCTTCGATCCTGTGACCTGCGGATTAACAGTCCGTTGCTCTACCAGCTGAGCTAACAACCCACATATCCCCGGCTTACGGTGCCGGGGAACCGCTTTGCCCGTTTCCGGGTTTCATCGCCGATAGGGAGGCCATCGGCGATATATATGGCGCGAGGCCGATTTGAACGGCCTTCTGTGGGGGGAGAGGTGAACCCCATTCGCTGTCTGCCGCGCCTAATTTTAAGTTTCTGTTTGCCTTACCGCTTATCGATGCCGCAGTGTAAAAAAGAAGGGCTTCCAATACCATTTCTGGTATCAGAAGCCCTTCGGCTGTTCGCTGCTCCCTAGAGCAGTCACAAATTATACCATTTGGTGTGGCTCTTCCGCGAAAGGTGCGGCGCTCTTTGCCAAACAGTCAGTTAACCTTCTTGCGCCGAATCTCAATGACCACGATCTGGCCTTGTTCGACTTTGATTTCCGCCTGATTCCGGCGGTGGATGATTTCCTCAATCGCCCGAATTTCCTTCGCCGTCACTCTGACCGCCGGTCTGGTTTCCGCTTCCATCGCCGTTCCCTCCGTTCTGCGCGGCAAGCTTCGCCGCTTTTTTCTCCTGCTCGGCCATGTAATCCATGCTCATTCGGTAGGCCAACTGCGGGTCGGAAAATAACCCGCAATGTGTAAATGCCAGTTCAGGGGCGATCTTCTCGCAAGCAAGCATCTGGGTTAGAACCGTTGATTTCTGCGCGATATTCTCATAATTCCGCCGCGTGAACCGGATTTCCAGTGCCGATAGTTTCAGGCTCAGATGCCCCATGTCCCGGCAGATACGCAGCACCAGCTTCAAAAATTCCTTTTCGGACTTCTTGAAAATCAGCTCCGTGTCCTTGGCTCTGGCTTCCGCTGCCGACCAGCCGTCCCGCATGATGACCGCTGATCCGGTGTCAGAGGTAGAAGTCCCTCCGTTCCGGTTTGGCATTCCGCAGATTGTCAGCACCGTTTCATACATGCTGTCCACAAGGGTCTGCGTCTGGGTCTGGTTCATTTCGGAGGTCAGATATTGAATCTCCGCTTTCAGTGTGGCGTCAATATCCCTGAACTTGATTGCGCCCTCGTCCCGCAGTTTCTTGTAGTCCTCGCTGCTGATGTCAACATTATGGAACAGCATCAGTGCTTGAACGAACTGCTCTACGCCGTCAATTCGGTTGCTCTCCGTCATGTTGATTGCGTCAAGCAACGGAATCACGATTTCAAATGCTCCTAAACGAGCCATGTTCGCCGGGTACTCCACAATCGGGATTCCCAAAATCTGATCTTCTGCGCGAATAACAGCCCATGTGTTCCAGACCTCGAAATACCTGGTTTCTGTCCAACAGGAGAAAACGAGCGTTCCGTCCTCTTTTAGAACATACCGTACACCCATCATAGGCTTATGTCCAAGCCCTACAGAGTACACCACGAATGCGTATCTTGGGTCAAGAGTGAAGATTTCAAAGGGCGCTTCGTCTTCTTCCACATCGGCCAGAACGTCCGGCAAAGTCATTCGATAAGAGGTACCGCAAGTGAAGAGCCAATCGGCAAGTTCCTTATCCTTTTCCGGCTTGTCTTCGGACAGCATATAGTCATTCAGTTTCAGCACTTCGGAGGAAATGTCTTCGTCCCCGCCACGGCTTACGTACTGGATTGGTTCGCCGACCTGATAGGCCGATTTGAAAGATACGATCTCATTTGCTCGGTTCTCCACAACCATGTTGTTGATTTCCGGGCGGACTTCCTTTACGCGGTTAAGGATTGGCTGCTCTCCCTTGTAATACCAGTACAGGTAATCAATCTCTGCCTGATTTTGCAGGTGCGTAAACAGTGCCTTTTGTAGCACGTCGATGATATTCCCCTCGTTTATATCCGTAACCTCGGTGTAAATTACCCGACGCCCGAATAACCGCCTGCTCTCCGTATTACGCACCCCCTTTTCCGGAAATCTATTTTCTCATTTACCATTATACCACAGTGGCGGATGGTTGTCTACTTAATTCTCGTTCGTAAACCATCGGCTACTTTCTGGCTAAAACGGCCTGCTGAAAACCTCTATAACCGCCCCGTTTAAGCTTTGGGCAAACTCAGCAAACATAGCCATTCCGTCTGGAACGTCATCGTGCTTATTCTTTCCCGCTACAGTGTAGGAACATAGCATATCCATCATCCTGCCGTAATCCGTGTTCCGCTTATACTTGCTTTCATCCAGAAACAGGCAGTGTTCCTTCACCCACGCCGAATTTACAATGATCTTTGTCTCTTTATTTGCCGTGGTGAACTTCGTCGTGATGTTTGTGATGCCACCCAGTTTCTTCACTTCGTTCTGAATCTTTTCAGCGACCCGGCGGCCAGCGGAGTTACTTTCAAACCGGCACATTTTCACCTTGTCCCGCACCAGAATTTCAGACAGTCTTGCATCAACTGTGTCAGGAAGCCCATTGTCGCAGATACAGTCCCCGATATAGTAGTCCTGCCCATATACATATCCAACCGGCAGGAAGGCGTAGTCAGCGCCCTTGTCCTTGGTATCGCACACGCCGATAATGGCATCTGGTTCCTCTGCTGGCAGCTCAAAGAACCGCCGCAGTTCGTCAGGATGGTAGACAAGCCCCTCGCGTTCAATGGGTTGATTCTGATACAGCGCTTTCCAACTGACGCTATCCATAATATCCCGCTGTTCCCGGTAGAACTTGGTGGAGAACCCCACGCCAAACTCATAATCAAAATTGCTTTCGTCATCCTCGTTCATGGCCGGAATCCGAATGAATTTCGCCCGGGGGTTGTTCTCATATTCCCGTTCCAGCCGCCCGATCACATCATGCACGCTCCACCGGGTAGCAATATGAAGCTCTTTGCATTTGTCACCGATTTTACGCTGCCGCAGGTCCGTAGTGTAGGTTTCCCACAGCTTGTCCAGCCGCTCTTTGGATAGCGCGACCTCAATACCAGATACCAGATCGTCGCAGTACAGCAGGTTCGCCGCCCGGTACAGACCGGCATTGCCCGTTCCAATGGAGGTAAATTCCAGCGTCTCAAATCGCTGCCGCTTATCAAGGTCAATTCGGCAGTCCTTTGCGTTGGTGCTGGACACCTGAACGGCAGGGAAGACATCATGCCATAGATATTCCCCCTTTGAGTCAAACAGCCGCAGACATTCGTCATACACGCCCCGCACAAAGGAATTGGAGTGGCTGCCCGTCAGATTCGGGTTGTTTGGGTCGCGTCCGGCAATCCAGGTCAGCAGGAAGATTGCAAGCGTGGTCTTTCCTACGCCGGGGGGCAAACTAACCGCCAGCAAATCCAGCTTGTCATCCCCGCACAGCGCTTGCAGTGCGTCCACCACGGGCTTTAGCTGCTTCTTCCGTGGCTGATAAAACCGCTTTTTCGCCTGCCTATCCAGCTCCATATAGGTGAGATAGCTGTCAAAGTCATATGGAGCCTCAAACAATAGCCCCCGCCGCCAAAGGCTGTAGAATCCCTCCACCTGAGACATGGGCACTTTATCCATCATTCGGTCGCACATATCCTTCAATTTTTTATTCGCCCGATGAGCCGCCGTGAAATCAGTCTCAGCCCATGCCTGACACAGGGAAAACAGGTCTTCATATGCCCCGATATCACCCGGTCTGTTCTCGATAGCCCCCAGAATGGAGGTTGACAATTTCTCATAATCCATACTATCACCTCACAGAGCGTCAGCTTGTTCAAATGCTTTCAGCAGTTTGGGAAACTGGATTGCGAAGAAATCCACCATTTCCTCGTTTTGTGCCCAACTGGAATTTTCGGCAAGGCCGCTTTCAAATAGAAATGCGTGAATGATCTCATGCCGCTTCACCTTGTTTGTCTGAACCAGAAGGTTTTGCTTGCAATTTGGTTCTCCCTTGCTGTCTTCGTAATTTTCAACCAGCATCTCTTTCGTAGTTTCATCACAGAAACCGTCACAATCCTTGAGCCTTGGCTCTTTGCTTCCCCGAATTACTGTAAGCGTATATTCTGCTCCCAAAACGTCGATTTTCATAAATTCCCTCCTGATACAAAAATAAGGGCTGCCCGTGCGTATCTCAGCACAAGCAGCCCTTCGGCTTTCCTCCTGCCCTTGCAGGAAATTTATTACTTTTTATGCTTCATGATCTCTATCAGCACGAATATGGGAAACAGGAGAATCAAGAGAAATTCCATTTACTTTTTCACATCCTTGCATACTCCTGAATACCCGCAGTCAGAGCAAGTGATGACCGTCTGATATGTCTGCGGAACTAAACCGTTTACGATTGCACCGATAACCAGCCCAAGTAAAGCTCCAACAGCCAAGCCGATAACCCCTAAAAACATCAACCCGAACCCGCCGAATGTCATCACAAGTGGCGCTGTCAGCTTTGGCTTATACTCTTTCGGTGTTGCCGTGACATTCGCGGAGTTGCACTTAGGGCATCTGCACGTAGCGCGTTCTGTTTCTTCCCCCACCTTTTCGCCACACTGCCCGCAGTATTTTGCGTCATCGGTTAATGCGCTTCCGCATTTCTTACAGAGTTTACCCACTTTGTCAATGTCTCCTTCCTTTACGTCCTCTTGCGCCTTTCCCGTCGTAGCCCTTCAAGAGTTCTGCAATGACGAATGCCGGAAACAGAATGATTAAAACTACCCACATATATTAGCCCTCCTCATTTCAGCTCGCAGTCATACAGCGTAACCAAAATGGCAATATTTTCTTTTGGTAATTCAACTCCGGGTTCACCAGCCATATCGGTGAGGCTCAAGAACTTCCCTGTAACCTTAGCCACGTCTAGAGGTTTGTACCCCTCTGCTTCGGCGATAAATTCGTCTTTCATTTGGCAGTGATATACAACTGTACGGTCTCCGTTCCGCAGAACCTGAACAATAAGTGTATTTCCGTTCTCCAAGGTTGACGCAGCAGTTTGACCAACAATAGAAACCTCGTCACCTTGTTTCAACGCATAGACATCAACATCTGCGGCAACTGTCGGCGTGTTGCCCTTTCCTCCACACGCCGTTAATGTCACGAGAAATACGATAATGGCGCTAATGCACAACAGTTTTTTCATGATTATTCCTCCTTCAACTTTCCTTCTGGTCGATAACGATCTGGTCTGCCCTTCTAGCACCGGGCTTTCGCTCCTGAATGACTACCTCATAGCCTAGAACGTCTAGCATTTCCACTGCCTTGTCGAAGGACATGTTGGGGTTTGTCAGTCTAGCGCTTATGTCATTCCCCCGTTGTTTTCCAATCGCTTTTGCCATAGTGAGCAGAGACACGCTTTTCTCCTTCATTACCTGACGAATCGCTTTGCTTATCTGCATCGGGAACACCTCCTGTGTGCCTTTAATATACACTAGATATATTTGATTGTCAATAGGATTGCCAAAATAAAATTGGTGATGTGACGACCGGAGGGAGCTTTTATATAGTTGGTTCTTGCCTTTTTGTTTTTCGCGCGATTTTTGAAATGTTGATTTTGTGCAGCATAAAAAATAAGAGAACCCCCGCAAAGGATGGCTCTCATTAAGTTGACATTATTCGACAATCTGTGTATAATAAATTCCGTGGAACCCACCGTCCGCGTCGAGTTTCCTGGCTTGCCATAGCCTATCTCCTTTGTAGACGGTGTACGGTTAAAAAGGCGGTTGCCTGTCATCCCGCGAGTGCGGAATGGAGGCGTGTGTATAGCCCTCGCGGGAAATTTATTTCTCATGGAGGTGACCATACATAACTCTTCAAGATGTTTTCTGGATTGTGTCTATCTGCTGGATTCTCGTCCAAGCATGGGACAAGTTCCATAACAGAAAGAAGTGAGCCGTCTGTTCACAGCAGAACGGCTCACGGTTGTTTGAGCGCTAAGCTCTCGACCTACTAACTTGTATGCTCGTGGCAACCGTCTGGGTTCCCACCGCAGGGGACATCTGTTACCAGCAGGTGTTCCCTGTGTTATTATTATAGACCTTTACAGAAGCGTTGTCAAATAATTTTTTAATAACTTTTTTAGATTTTTCCCACATTCCCAATCTTTCAAGACTTCCGTTTGGAGGTCTTTTTTCTTTTTCGGGATTTTTCGAGAAGGGAAGGAAGCCTTTTTGGCTGAAATCTATTTGGGGGGCTTACCGCGCGGAAATGCCCGGGCGCATATCCCCCGCCCCCGGTGCTATCCAGCAGCAGCCGGAACCGCTGGACGGTGCCGGACGGCACAAAATCCATGGAATGCAAGCTGTCCACGCTATGCAAACACATTTTGACCGTATCGACATGAACGGTAAAGTGAACGCAACAAAATAAATATTTGGTTGCGTTAAAGCCTATAAATACACATATCAAAATACGATATTTATTGAAAATGTTCTGTTTTCTCCGCGTTTTGCGGTATTTTTATGTCCTTGTATCATGGACTATGCGTATGTGCTTATACTATAGACATTTCTTTCATTATGTGCGCGTATAAAACACTGCAAAATTCAAACTATATCGCCATAACTACACTAAAAATAATTTTTGATTTCCTATTGACAACTTGAAATAATTAGTGTATAATACTCACGTAAACAAAAAAGCGCCCCCGCAATCCTACCAAGACCAACGGGAGCGCGCCACACAAGGAGGCACCGCTATTATAGCACGGCCTCCGCAGAATTACAAGGAGGAAATAAAAATGGCAATCTATGATAAAATCACCGCCGAGCTGGAAGCCCGGAAGGATCGCAGCGCATGGGACAAGGGTGTCAATGTCTACGCCCTGGAGCTGGTAGAAGAACTGAAAGAACGGGCGGAATACGAAGGCCGGGACCCTGAATCCGAGAAAGAGTGCCGGGAATGGATGTTGAACGGGGCGCAGGACTGGGAGCAATACAGCTGGGGCGGTTCCGCCCTGATCTATGACGGGGACATTGCGGAACGTCTTTGCTGCCCGTCCGAGCTCAAGAAGACCCGCAACGGCGAGCGCAGACCGAACAGCCGGGAAGAATGGCTAGACGTGCAAGCGAGAGCCCTGTACCAGGCCGCAAGCCGTGTTGTCAATGCATACCGGGAGGAGGTGCAGCCCAAATGAAAAAATACACGTTGAAAGCGCTCCGGGAGCTTGTGCGGCTCGGAGTGGCTGAGGATTACACCAGTAAGCCGAGCGAATATATTTACACGCTGCGCAGGCTCGAAAAAGTGGGCTATTCTTCCGGGGTTTACGGCATCAACGGCGGACTGGTCAAAGATGCCGAAACCGGTACATTATACGCAATTATCGGGCGTTGCTCCAATCTGTTTATCTTGTTTTAAGGGGGGGTGGAACCGTGGATTGTTCAAATTTTGCGCCCGCCAAAAGAACGGCGATTGATGGGCGTTTCTGGTGGGTCGTCATGGATAAAAAAACCCACAAATACAGCACTTTGTTATGCTTTGGCAAGTACCGCACGCGCAAGGAGTGCAATGCTGCAATATTTGCCGCCGCACGCCTTGGGTTAGTGTAAAGGGGGGTGGAACCGTGACACTGCTTGCAATTCTGTTTTTCCCGCTGCTGGTGCTGGCGGAGCTACTGAAGATCAGCAAATAATATTTCAAGCCGTCCGGGCATTGTCCGGGCGGCTTTTCTTTCTGCCCGCGTCCAGATCAGGCGCGGCGTTGTCCGTTTGCCCTGCCAACGTGGCGGGGCTTTTCTCTTGCTATGCCCTGTAAGGCTCTCAGCAGCTTTCTAAGCGGTTTTTATTTCGGCAATATAAATTAACGTTAAACATCGTTCCCGCCTAAAAATGGGCGCGTATGGACGCAACACAACGCCGTGCGGTATTTTATGCCGCGTGTAAAGCGTTCAGCGCCCGCCCTTGCCCCGTTTCCCGTGCCGGATATGCCAGGGCAACCCCGCAGCTTTTTCCCGGCCTGTCGCTTTCTGCGCCCCCCCGGTGTTCTGCCATCTGCAACGGTGCAGGAGCGCCGCCCTATAAGCCGCCCCGGTCCCGATCAGATTTCCCGCCATGTTTTTGCGTCATGGCTGAAAATCCCCGCAAGGCTCCCAGCTCGTGAGCCATAGTCGCAAAGTCGCAGCCGAAAATTCCCGTTTCATAGTCGCAGAAAGTCGCCCCGAAAGTCGCAAGACCTCCGGGGCGTTTTTATAGTCGCTATAGTCGCTGGGTCAAAGTCGCTGTTATAGTTGCTCGAGCTTCCGACCGCACACTGGGCAAAAATTCCAAGTCACCGTCATTTGCCGCCCGCTATGGGCAACCACGGAGAATGTTTCCGGTTTGTTCACACACTCTCTGCAAAAGTCGCAGGCGGGTTTCCTAGCGCCACCCTCCATCAGCATCCGGATTTGGGCAACCTCTGTGCACATTCGTTCGATGGCGTATTCCGTCTTTTCTCTCATTCCGTTCCACCCTCCGCGTCAATGATAGTCGCACCGCTACCGCGAACATCTTCCAGATACTTCTGCCGCAGCTTCTCCGGGTCTGCCCGCTCTCCAAGCGGATTATCCGGCTTTAAGACCACTTCCTGCTGGTCGGTGTAGTTCATATTGTTTTTCATCAAAAAAATTCCGGCAACGGGGTTAATCTTGCCATTTTGCATGAAATCCTCCATCTGAGCGTTGATTAAATCCCTCGCTTTTTTGATAGTGTCACGCACAGAGTCGCTTAAATCCCTGCTTCTAGGCTGATTATTGCACCATCTCCACATGGTCATTCTGTCCACACCGAAAGCTAAAGCGAATCCTGCGAAAGTCGGCTTCATATCATTCTCAGCGCACAGGCTGAAATAGTCGAAGCACCGTTTCTGCACCGCCTCCAAGCTGTCCATGTCCGGCTTGTCCCACTTCATGATGGTCATGGAATGGTTAATGTACTTGGTATTGTCTCCTGGTTCCAGATCAGGAACTTGATAAGGCTTCTTTTTGAGTTTATTGCTTTCCGCCAAAGTCGTTGTCCTCCTTTACTATCTTAGTAGATTTACTTATATTCTTTACCATAACACATACACACTACAAGATATAAGATTATATTATATACTATACAGGGATAAAGCTATAATATTAAATTCCGTCTCCTGTTTTTCGTTTTCGCCCTCCTTTCTGTACAATCCTTCCCAGGCGGGCAAGGCCGCTTTCCCCCGCGGACGAATATGTAATTGCAGCACCGGCTGCCTTCGTAGTATCCGAAGAAATACCGGCACCCGACGCAATACTTCCTGCTATCCTTGTATTCCATATTGCCCCTAGAGAACAGGCAGGCTCCCAATCCCGCCAAGCATCCCGGTTTCTTGGCATATCATAAGCAGTCTTGTCTGCGCCGTCATCCGAATTTCAGCCGGTGCCCGTTCCGTTGCCGTGTGCAAGACGGAAATACACTCGATCCCCTTTCCCTTGTCCACAGACAGCACATAGGACGTCGCAGATACCGCAGAGGCAAACCACTCCGGGACGTTGCCGTAGGCGTATTTTGCAAACATCCTCCGGAGAATCTTTTCCGGGTCAGATTCTTCCTGCTCGATGGCGGTTATCTCCCATTCCCCGGACTTGGCGACTTCTTTCACTGTTTCGGTCAATTTTTTTGCAAGCATCTCGCGTGCAGTCTTCATGAGCAACGCATCATCAAATTTGAAATCCTGTTCTGCCATTATTCATGTACCTCCAATGTGTAGTCGGTGTTCACAGGAATCAGCGGGGCGATAAAGTGCCAGCAGTCCATGTAGGTGAGTTCATTGCTCATTCTCCGACCTCCCGCCAGTCTCCCTTGATGTTTGTAATGTGTGTGTTCATATTTATGCCACCATGAAAAACAGCCCCCACAAAACCGGGTGCCGTTTTACCCTTCTCCACAGTGCTAAAGCAACTGCCGCGTTCGCGTTTTCCCAGTTTCCAATATCAATCACATATCCGTTTTTTGAAATGAGAAGTTCCTGCATCAGAATAGAGAAGTCAAAGCCGCTGAGCCAGCACTGTTCTTCCGCCCTCTTCAAAATTTCTATAACACCATTCGAGTTTTTCATTCTTCCCTCCGTTCACCGTAGCTGCAAAAGTCGTTCATTTCCACGCAAACAGCCTCGCCCTTGTAACCTCTGGCATTTGGGTAGGGCTCGGTATGCAGCATACACATAGGGTTTTCGTCTCCCTGCCGGTGGATACAGTCTTTGCACCGAACTATGTGGAGCGTTTCAATGAACCCGTCTGCGAAACCAGCATCATACCCCGCCTTGTACTGCCCCCTATCATATTTCAGAGCTTTCAGAAGTTCCTCCCGATTCACCCGGATACCGATTTTTATAATCGCCTGTACTACGGCATCTCCGATAGCATCCTGGAAGTCGTTTAAATTCAAGCTGGCAGGTGGGGTGTAGCCGTTAAGTTCTTCCATTTTCATCCTCCTTTTTCTCCCCATAGCTGCAAAAATCATCGCCGTCTACCTCGTTAGGGGACATGCCCTGCTCATATTGCCAATGATAGCAATACCCAAATGACGTCCCTCCTTTGTTGGTGGGGTGCTTGCCTATTTCCTCAAATTCAATGCAGTCCCGGCACCTTACCACGGGGACGGCATCCACGGTGGGGGCATTCCGGATTATCTCCTTTGCTATAATATCTTCGTCGGAAACATCAAATTGGAGTTCCAATTCCTCTGCATCAATTAAGCGTGGCATCTCAAATTCTCCTTCGCAAGCACTTTTTCAATGGGAAGCCCTCGGTAATATCGGCTGGAAATTGTACTCCTACTCATTCCTAAAGCCTCTGCCCACTCTCCTACAGTGCGGTTTTCGCCCATGTACTTGATTCTCACCGTGTTTCTCCGGTTATTCGCTTGTTCCTTTGCTGTTGCCCAAGTGCAATTTTCAGGAGAATAATCAGCGTTGACATTTATTCGTTCCAACGACATCCCCGGCTTATATTTTGAGCCTTTTACCCATTGCTCAAACAATTCGATATCATGCCATTCTTCGCAAACAGCAATACCACGTCCGCCATACTGGGGGTAATTATGTGCTTTCTTCCTGTAACATCTGTCCATCATCGAATGATAACTACCGTACCACGGCTCTTTGTAAAATGATCGCCCCTCAATCAGCCGCATAAAAATCCTCCCTCCTCGGCATCTCTTTCAGCCAGCGTCTGACGGCAAAGAACCGAATGCGTGACGGCTGATTCCTCGCCCACCGCTCAATTGCGGCGGCGTAAGCAATTCTAGCGTTAAGGCGCTGACGGTGTTCTTGCCTTTCACTCATTCCCAATACCTCCATTTTTCGTAAGATATTTAATTTCTTCTTGCACCAGCGTTCGGTTGCTCATGATAATATGTGATCCTGTAACCCTGTTGGGGCAAGCCACGCACTCGCACTTGTAGGGAGGCTTGCTCTCGTTCCCCCCTCTGCACAAGCATAGGTAATTGAAGCAGTCTGTCACTTTCCGTCACCCCTTCGGCGGATAGATAGGCTTCCAGTGGGTGATCCGCTCCTCCCACGCATCCCAGAAAGGGAATGGAGCAATCCAAGTGATGCCATCCCAGATGCCTGTCATGGCCTTCCCCCCAGTAGTCCAAACATAGACAACATCGCTGTAAGTGTAATCCAGTCCTATTCCTGCTTTTTGGGGTTTCAAATCTGGCAACCTCTCACTGCACGGAACCCACCGTGTCCGCTCCAACGCCTCCATGCCCATCCGGCAGGCTTCGTTTACCTCGTCCATGCCGTCATAGCACTCCCGGTGTTCCGGGTCAAGGATTTCAATTGCTCGGTCAATCGTCATTTGTTTCGTCCTCCAAATCCATTTTGCATCCACACCCCGGGCAGTAGTTGTACCCCAGCAGCTGCACATCCTCGTCAATCTCAAAGCACCACTCTCCGCCGCAGGCAGAGCATTGGATTGTTACAAGACTGTTCCAATCATCGTCGGTTCGCAACCATTCCCCATGCCGCACCGGCTCCGCATCGGCGGCGGGAAGTTTGCGTATCTCGGAAAAAGCCGCCGCATAATCGCCGCTTGTGCGCTTTACGATTTCCATGGCCGCCTCCCGGCTAATGTAATCACTCATTTCAATTCCTCCAAACTAATCTGCCCATCAATGGGCGTATTGTCGGCCTCTTTCCGCTTCCGTTCCGGGACGACTTCTCTCACAAGGGGGTTGCGGCTTATTGCCCGATTGAATGCCCCACAAGCCATCCATCGTCCCGCCCAGTCCGTCGCTTCACTATGGGTAATCCCGTATACTTTGCATTTGCAAAGCACTTTATCGTGATACTTGCCCTTTATGAAGTTGCTACACTCCCGGCACGTATGCCCATCCAAAACGCCGAAAAACCGGTGCATTAGAGCAAGTTTACGTAAAGCCATTATAGTTCCTCCACATAGCACCAACTCTGGGGCTGGCGTTTGATATGACCGCCATTTTCGCAATATGCACACCCATATTCATCGCACACACGGATTTTCCACAACGATTCTTTCAACCCCGGAAGACAGCAGTTGCAAGAAGAAGCGCCGCGCTTCCCATCCAAGCCGCTCTCTGTTCCAGTCTTTCACCGTATGATCGCGATTAAAAAGGCGTATCGCGCTGGCCGACGTCAGGTATGTACACGGCGGGTGTGCAATCAGCATATCCCACTTCCCAACATCATGCGCCTGCCCGTCCATAGTGGTCACGTGCCCTCCCTCGAGAGCTTTCAGGGCATCACCAAGGATGTGCCATTCAGGTTTCCCGCCGGACGGCTCCTGAATATCGCAGGAATAGGCCTCATGCCCCAGCGCCCGGAACGCCTTGCACACGGTTTGCGATTCCTCGCAGGCTATCAGGACTTTCATTTTTCCCCCTTGCTTTCTGCCGGGGCTTTGAGCCATGCCAACCTGCATTCCTCGCATCCCGGCATATTCTCGCAGATATCTTTACGACCCTCGCAAATAAACGTTCCGGTGCTGAGTAACTTTGCCAGCTCCTCGTCCGTCATGTTCCGGATGCGGTCGGCGTTGGTCATCGGCTCATACCTATCTTTCAAGCCTTCATCGTGAATGCAGCCGTCACAAGCCGCCCATCCACCCGGGGCAATTCGGTACTTGCAGCTGGTGCATAGCTCATTTTTCATTTCCCATTTCCTTTCTGTTTTCCTTTATTCCCCCGCCGGCTTGAAACAGCCGTACATTTTCGCTTTGCTCACTGAAAATCCTCCATACTTGTCTGCCCCGGTAGCACATCGTACTCCATCCACCAGCGGAACACATCTTCTGCGGTAGTCCAATCTTCGGTAGCCCAAGCCGGTTCCTTGTTCCGCCGTCTGCGTTCCTCCAGCATCCTATCGAACGCACGCAGATAGAGATTTTTGTACTTCGGCCACCGGGTGAACTCGGTTTCCCGGCCTTTTCTGCCAGCCAGGGGGCATCCGATACACCCAACCCGGCATTGCCCCTCGGCGTATAGCGGGTTCATCGGGACTTTCGCATCTTCTAAGAAGCCGTACACATCCTTGTCTGTCCAGTCGATAATCGGGTTTACAACTCGTTTTGCTTTCAGGCGGCAGTTTTCAAAAAGCATTCGCTTTTCGTCATTGTCGTTGGCAAGAATGATATTTTTATCCTTGGTTGCGCCCAGTTTTTCGTAGATTCCACGGTTGTTTTTTCTGGATGCAGATTCAGCCCAGCGAACGCCGGTACAGATAAACCGTCCTGCCCCACCTCTTTCTTTCAGAACGGCGCAGCAGTACCGAACCAGCCGTGTTGGCGGCATAAGCTTTTGAGGGATTAAACTCCACATAGACACACGCTGGCCTTTGTAAGTCGGCATGTTTACGGTGCATTTGTAGCCCTTTTCCTCCAACCGTTTGAACTCACTTCTGACAAACCGCACCGTTTCTGGGGCATCAGCCGTGGTGTGGTTGTGCTGGAACTCGCAGGGGATGCCGGAGCGAACCGCAAGCTCGGTGATAACCCCGGAGTCTTTGCCGCCTGAAATGCAGATCACCAAAGGCTGCTGGTAGGCCGCCAAAGACATTTCAGAGGCGGCTTTCAGACGCTCGATTGCCATCTGCTCCAAGTCATTCATGCTCAAAAACAATCCCCTCTCTCACCAAATCCGGGTGTTCGTACCGGAAAAATTGGCGTTGTTTTTTGTGGCTTTTCCATAGTTTCATGATGTTTTTATTCCAGTTATCGATGAAATACGTTTCCCATGCCTTGCAGCCGTCCCCGTTGGTGGGGCAATCGTCCCGCGTGCAGTTTCTGCAAAATGGGCTCTCGGAATCGATGTACTGGCCGGGGCGTTCCTTTTCCCTGTCTACTTCGTTTTTCATACTCCACCGCCTTCCGGTAGCATTTCAAAGTCCATCTTCCCGGCCAGCTCAGCGATAAAGCTCTTTACCGCTCCGGGGAGCTTCTGGTAATCGTCCTCCCGCTTCTGGCACACTTGGAAGGATCTCTGGAAATTCGATGCAACCACGGACTGCACCGTTTCTGCGTCCATCAGCGCCCATTCCTTGAGCTGGGCGGGGCTTCCCACCGTCCGCTGTACCGCCGGTGGAAGCTTCCGGAACTCGTCATCCGCTCCGTATACGCTGTTTCTCAGTGCGCCCGCAACCAACCCCCAGGCCTCCATCTGCGTCATCTGCTGGGGCGACTGCATCCGATGGAGCATATCTTTCAGCTTCCCGATGGTTGGCATAAAGCCGCCGGTATCCGTCGCTATGTACGCTTTTGCAGCGGCGGCAACGGCCTCAAATGGCTCTTCGGAAAACATATCCGCCCAAAGATTGACTTTCACGTTTGCCGCCTCTTTGGACATCCCCCGGAAAGAATCGGGATAATTTGCCTGTAAAAGCGTGAGAATCTGGTACGCTTCCTGTTTATCCATTCCCAAATTCCTCCCTGTACATCTCCGCCAGACGGTCAACGCCGCTGGTGTAGCCGCTGCGGGTATTTGCGTTGCCTATTCTCTGCCTTTCGCTCTTCGTCCAGGTGACAACGGCGGATTTCCAGTCCTTCATGGGGCTTTTGCCAACCATCCAGCCTTTCGACGCATAGAACGCTACAAAGGCTTCCGGGTCAATGTGGTACCCCTTTCCCTGGCAATACTCCGCCACCTGCTCCACCGTAGGCGGGGTGAATCGCTTTTTCTTTTCGCTTCCCCCCGCAAGGGGGTTAGGGGGATAACATTCGTTCTCTTTCTCTCTCTCTTTCTCCTTCTCTTTCTCGCTTTCGCCTTCTTCTTGCTTGCAGTTTGCTTCTTGTTTGCTTCCGTTTTGCTTACCGTTTGCTTCCGCTTTACTTGCGGTTTGCTTACTGGTTCCGCCGTTTTTCCCAGACTTTGCTTTCCGTCTGCTTGCGTCCAGATTCGGCTTGATAAGCATAAAGGCAATGGCGGCGGCGTCAGACATTTTGTCTACGTCCGGGGCATCGTTAAACAGAGCGTATTTGCAAATAGCGTCATAGGCTTCTGCCCTTGCGGCCTTGTTTTTTATCTTGAAAACCGCTTCAAAAAATGAGCGGTAAAAAGTGAATTGGCTTCTTGCTTCGTCTTCCATCTCACACTGTGTCACGGCCTTACCTCCCGTATTTCAACCTGTATGTAATCCTCGTCGTGGAAATTGTGGGAAACGCTTTTCAGCCAGCGCCGGCTGTCGTCCTCAATGACACGGCCTTTCATGGCGTCCACGATCATCTTTCCCATGATTGCATGGTTGTCGATATCCAGCCGGTCATTCCAGTAGAACGTCACGGCTACAGGCAGCTTAAAGGGTGTTCTGCGAATGCCCTGGGCGTTCATTGCCGCCAATGTAAGCCAGTGCCATAGCTCGGCGTCTTTCTTCCGCAATGCCCAGTGCTTCCCGGCGTAGTACGCATTCATTCCGTACTCCTTTGCCCACTTCTTCTTTTCCGCGCCGGTCTTCGGGTAGGCGATTCTGAAAACTTCTTTTGCCACGATTCTCCTCCTTTTGGAGTTGGCGGTTTAACCCCCCACCGCCAAGGGAAATGCAAACTATACTGTCAATCTTTTTAGGGAAAGATTGATTTTTCTGGCCTAGAACGGCAATAGTGTATCGTTGTCTTCCAGTTCTGCGAAGTCCGCCGCAGGGGTGGGAACCTGATACGACGGCGTGCTGTATCCGTTGCCAGCCCCAGAGCTGGCCTGAGTGCCGTTTTCTTTGCTTCCGCAGAAGTAGACACTGTTCACCAGAATCTCCGCCGTGCGGCGCTTCTGGCCGTTCTTGTCCGTCCAGTCCCGTAACTGTAATCTGCCGGTCGCTACGGCCATCTGGCCTTTATGGAAGTACTTCTCCACCATTTCGGCGGTGCCGCCCCATGCGACACATTCAATAAAGTCAACTTCCTTCTCGCCGGTTTGCTGGTTCTTGAAATCCCGCTCACAGGCAACAGAGAAACTTGCCACAGCCTTGCCGGAAGCAGTTCTCCGCAACTGTGGGTCAGAAGAAAGTCTCCCCATGATTGATATACTATTCAGCATTGTTATCCCTTACTTTCCTGTAGTATGTTGATTTTGCAATTCCGGCAATATTGCACGCTTCATTTACGGAATGCCCGGAATCCAAAAGACTTTGAATACAGCTAATATCGACTTCTTTGTAAGAAGGGTGATTGCGCTTATCCGAAAATCTTTCTTTAGCTCTGCTGGATATAAGTGCCCTTGTTTTTTCGCTTTGCTTTACTCCGGAATGGTGCATTACAGTGTGTGCTCCAACCGTCATAAGGCATAGGTTTTCTATCCTGTTATCTTCCTTATTGCCGTTAATGTGGTGTATGCAGCACCCTTTTGGGACTGAAATACCCGTTTCGTTCTCAAAAACAAGAATGTGCTCAAACACATACCCGCTGGAATCAGCTCTAGGGTGGTTCGGGTGCATAACCTGAATATAACCTTTTGATGTTTTCTTTCTCCCACCCTTCCAGTTCGATGATTTTTGACCTTTCCGCTGAATAGAACGGTTTTTGAATGTCACATTATAGTCTCTCCGCAAGCCTAACTTACGGGCTTTTTTGTATACCGCTTCCACTGATTTACCAGGGAATATATCAGAAAGCTCCTGGTTCGTTGAATGTTCGTAGCACAGTTTAAGCGTTTCGACCTCGTTGTCAGACCACTTGCTCATCAGATGCTCTCCGCTACCTCCTGAGAAATCACCTCGCCGGTGTCCTGGTCAACGTCGATGTACTCCGTCATGTCCGGGATATCTGTCATGTCGGAGGAAATATCCGTCTTTGTGGTGCCGTCCTGAGCCATACCGCGCACAAAGTCGGATTTCAGAGGGGCGTATTTCAGCACCTTTTTCAGAACGGTTTTCTTTGCCATCTCGTCAAAATTGGTCTGCCACGGGCCATTCCCGAAGCTCTTAGAGAACTTTCTCGCGTGCTCGGTAACTTCCTCGATGCTCATAACCTGAAATCCGTAGCCTCCGTCCTTGGTCTTGAACATGGCGTAGTAGGCAATGGGCTTGCCGCGGTTGCTCTTGGCGGGGACGTGCCGCAGCTTCGGGTCAAGGCCAAGGGCATACTCAAACTCGTCGTTTTCGTATACGGTGTGCGCCTGAATGATGGAAACCTCACCGGAACGGTAGGCCAGATCAATAAGCCCCTTATAGCCAAGCTGGAATTGGCACTCCATCTGGCCGTGATTGCGGAAGGGAATCAGGTAAGCCTGCCCAAGAGGGGTATTCGGCTCCAAGCCCAACTGTGCGGCGGTCATCATAGCGCCAAGGAAAGACTGAGGGGTGCATCCCTTGAGCTTCGGGTTGGCGCTCAGTGCCGACAGGGTAATGCGGCTGAACCGCTCCGGGGTCATCACGCTGGGCAGTGCCGCCTGAATGGCGGGCTTCATAACCTCAATGTAGTCCTGAATGCTGCTGGGTTTCTTGCTTTTTGCTACCGCCTGTGTGGAAGCGGCGGCGTTCTGAATCATGTTTGCCATTTTTTATTCTTCCTCCTCGATAACTTTCATTTCTTTCTGCTTGTAGCACATGTGCGCCGCGTAGCTGATGGACTGCATGAGGTCAAGCTCCCGCGCCCCGCGGATGCTGCTCCATGCGTGCATGATTTCTTCTCCGTTGAAAAGGACCGCGAACCGTACCTTTTTGGGGTATACGTCCAGTTTTACGGAGTATCCGATGGTTTCACAGCCCGAAACGGCTTCCGCCTCCACTTTTTGAGGGGGGGTAACTGCCTGCTTTTTCAGCAGGTCACCTTCCGATACGCCGAGGAGCACACACAGCCTGCGGAACGCATATTCCGGAATCTGCCCTTTATTGACTGCGTAGCTGAGATAGCTGGGGCAGCGCCCGATTTCCTCGGAGAGAACTGCCAACGTCTTTCCGGAATCATACACGGCTTCTCTTGTGGCGGAAGTGTCGATTTCTACCATATTTGTTTTTCCCATTATTGTTCATCCTTTTTGAACCGGAAAGTTCTGCTTTCCGAAGATTTGAAATAGTCCTGTGGGATTTCTCCGTGGTCTTTCTCCCACTTCTTTCTATCGAACGTGGAGCGTTTCTGCGTCTTCCATGTGACGCTGTAACTCCCGTATCCGCCCCGCTCGGCGGTTCCCATGGCCTCCATGATACGCGCCTGAGCGGTTGCTCTCTTTTCTTCCAGCGCCTTGATCTGCTGGCTGCATTCGTCCATGATCGCCAAATCAACGGCGCAGCCGGTCAAATCCATTTCGGTGTCCGGATCGCTGGCCGGGAACTCTGCGTTCAGGGTGTCAATGGTGGAATCCATGCCGTCAATGGCCGGGGGCGTTTCGCTCTGAACGTTTTCCCAGAAGCTTTCTTCCGCCTCTTTCAGGGCTTCCAGCTCTGCCTCGTCCCGCTCGATGACGAACACCTTGAAGTCAATGCCCAGAACCAGAACCGCCAGATACCAGCGATCAAGGCCGGACACAAGAAGGTAATGGCAGCATTGCGCGTAGTAAGTAGCCGGGAACTCACCGTTCTTGAATTTGCTCAAGTGGAGCGCGTTCGTGGTCTTGATCTCTAATCCTGCCCGTTCCCCAATAACCAGCCGGTCGTAGTTGGCGTGGGCGTAGGGCATATCGTCCCGGAATACGGTGTAGTTCTCCCGGCGCACCTTTTTCCCGGTAGCTTCTGTGAACCGCTTTGCTACGTATTCCTCCAAGTCCGTGCCGAGGCGTACTGCCTCTTTCTGGGAAATATCCTCCGGGACGGCCTTCCCGGTTTTCTCCGCCCACAGGGCATACGGTGACTTGTAGGGATTCATACCCAGAATGGCGGCGGCATCCGAACCACCAATGGTGGTAGAGCGAAGCGCTGTCCATTCCTCTTTGCTCATGGCAGCGGTTGGAATTTTCCGTATCATTCTTCATCCTCCTGCAACGGCTCAAACCGTTTTATAGCGATACCGCCTTTGTACGGATATGCCCGGTATTTTGCCCCGGGGGGAACAATTCCGCCTAAGCTACCTACGCTGATATAAAATCCCCCACCAACTTTGTTGATGTTTAATGTTCTACCATTTTTTTGCGGAATAAAAACGACGTAGTTCTTGCTTACTTTTATCCCAACAGTGTTTTCGCCGTTCCAAAACTTTGCAGCAAGAACGTTAATGTAGGCAACGCGCCTCTTACCATTCGAGAAACTGACAGCCGGAACATCGACTCGATTGTACGGCCTAATGTAGATATCCTCGAATCTTTCCGATTCGCTGATGATGATTCCGTCCTCCATTATTCCTCCACCTCCGCTTCCTCGTTGAACTCCGTCATGGAATCGATGCAATCCAGGCAGTAGAACTCATCATGCGCTGGGATATATACCAGTTTGCTGTCTGTGATGGGATATCCGCACCTGGCACACTTCGGGAGCGCCGATTCCCGCCGGTCGGCCTCCGCCGCCAGCTGTTCGGCCTGCCGCCACGGTTCGTAGCATTCAGGAATGCGCATCGTCCCACTCCTTGCTTATAACGTGCTTCCAAACCGGGCTGTCCCCGTCGGATACAGAGCGAATAACCATGTCCTTGTACATTTCTGCGGCCAGCGCGTTTTTCTTCCGCATGGCTAAATAAACACGATTGATAAGGAATGTGGATTCCGTAATAAGGTCTGCCACGCTTCCATCTATACGGATAGAACGCGAAAATATGGAGTTGCTTTTGGAATCTATCTTGTACTTAATCATGTTGACTTTCCTTTCTCCATTTGATATACTGTAAATGGGTAGATGATGAATGTCTCTGTATCGCCGCCCCCGGTGCTGTAACATCGGGGGCGGCTTTTTATTAAAGAACAACCACGACGTGCCCGCTCTGAATTTCGGATTCCAGCGCCTTTTCCAAGTATTTCTTTACCGTATTCCGGGCGGAAAGCTTCCACATGCCACCGTCGGCTTCAATGAAAGAAATGTTTCTTTCATTGATACGAATGAGAAATTGAGATTCCGGCTGCTCAACCTCCTGGAACGTGCGGTAAGGCCGCAGCTTGATAATGGGGCGAATGGACGCATTGGATTGAAGGTCGATGCCCTTCTTGGTGACAACGCTGGTAGCAATGCCATTGTCGTTGTACGTGACTTTGCTCCCTGTGGTGATATCGGATAGCAGTTTCAAGGCATACTCCGTATCCGCCGTGGGCTGGAATCTTGTGCGCAGAGCGATCAATGCCTCTTCAAACGGCAAGGACACCTTCTCATTCCAGCCGGGAACATCGGTCGCATTGGCAGTGTACGGGTACTCGCGGTTATTACGCAGTTCCGCAGACGGGTGGGTGAAGCACTTTACCGTTTTGTGATCGGGAACCGTGATATAAACGGTGCTGTACCTCTGTACCGCCTCCGTTTTTACAAACGCTACCATGGCGTCGAGGCTGGAAAGCTGGATATTATCTACAATTTCCAGATCAGGCTTCACCTCGGCATAGCCACCTTCTGCGTCCGCAATAAAATCATGGTTTCCGGACGTGAACAGGTGCGGCGCACATAGTTCCTGAATTTTTTCGATTGCTTCTTTCAACATTGTTTTTTCCTCCTATCAGGCCATTTTGATTATTTTCAGAGACGCGGGGGCTTCCTGCTCTTCTCCGTCCATGGACATCTGCCCCGGAACCTGAGGCACCATTTCGACAACCTGGCACTCTCCAGTGCTGTCATCCCCAGCAACCCAAAGGGTTGTTCTCGCGGGCGTAGTAGGCGCAAGCGCTGATTTTACCGCAACGCTGACGCCGATGTTCTGCCGATCATCGTCCGGTGTAAACTCGATTGTGAGCGTCAGCTTTCGTTTCTGCGTCGGTTTGGTGTTGGGGTCAAGGATATTATCAATGACTTTCGCCATCTCCAAATCCACGCGCTCCTGAAACGCGCCCCTTGCCATCTGCAAAATTGATTTTGGATCGTACATTAGAAATCCTCCTGTTTTTAAGATGTGTATCCTTTATCGCCCTCTGATGCAACGTCCGATACCGGCACCCATCAGGATAGCGCACACCCACATTGCGGGAACTGCCGCCTTGTCTGCCAGCAAATCGGCTTGCTGCCACCAGAAAAGCACCAGATTCAGCCCCGCATATGGGAGAGCGCGGAAAACGCATTCCTTGATATTGAACGGCTTCCGGTTCTCCGGCACCGGCTCCCACCGGGCATCCATGGGTTTATTCCTGCTTGCCATATCATCCCCCCCTGACCTTATGGTTCTTGTGGACTACGTCGAAAAGCTCCACGTTCTCGTCGTCAAACGTCTTGCGTTCCTTCGATTCCAGCAAAAGGGACTCCCGCAGATGCTCATTTTCCCGGCGCAAGCGGCGGTTCATCTCCGCCATGGTGCGAAGCTGGGCAACCTCATTCGGCATCATTTGGATTTCTCCTTGTAAGGCTTCAAATCCCGGTCATCCACGAACTGGGATTTCTTCCCGAGACAATAGATATTATCCATGGTGCCTATTGCTTCTAGCGTAACAATATCCCCTGTTGCAAAGCTATGATGCGGGATATAGCGTTTCTGTACAACCACAAACTTGTCTCCAACCTTGGGCTTGCCCTGTTCACGCTTGCTCTCCTTTGGCTTGTCCTCCTTGCGCTTCTTCTCAAACAGCCGCTCAACGGCGACCCTCGCGCCCTCCGCTCTGCTGTAGGTATCCTTCGGATTGCACCGGGCTTCTGCGGTCTTCACGTCCCGCCCGCCCCGTTTCAGCGTGGCCGTGGTAATCATCCCGTCAAAGCGGAGTTCCACGGTGTATTCTCGATCAGACTCTGCAAGTCCAGAAATCATGTCTGCGTACCAGCACCAGCCGCAGCCATAAAAGTCTCCGCGATCCTCTGCCATGCGGTAGAAAATTTCTCCGTTGGAGTTGACGTTGACAGACGTGATCGTCATGGTCTCCCCCAGCCACTTGTTCATAACGCTGTTCCAGCGTGCCAACCGGGGCGTGCTCACAATCCGCACCTTATCCCCAACTTTGTATTTCGCCATAAATAACTCCTTTCAATTTCGGCATTCTGCCGTATGTCTCGCGGTAAATCCGCTCGTAGATGTCCGGCTGCTCTTTCATGAACGCTCTGACCCGTTTTCCAAGCTCCCGGATCGCGTTTGACCGAAGTAGCTCTGCTCGTACAGCTTGCAAATCTGCTCCGCTCTGGCCAGAAACTCGTCCGTCTTCGGTGTCATGCACCGAACTGCCAGCGCGTCGCACAGGGATGTCGCGGAGATGATGAAGCCCTCGTTCCGAAGCTGCTGAATCAGCCAGTTGTTCCGAAGATTGTAGGTGTTCAGCGTCTGCCGGATATACTTTGCCAGCTTCTCCCGCTCCCCGTAAGACTGCGGAAGTTTCAGTTTTGCCATCCATTTGTCCCTCCTCCTTAAGTAAAAAAATGTTTGTTTGGTTGACTGCGGCGGAAAGGTTCGCTATAATGCCCATAGCCCGTTGCGGCAAATAAAGAGTGAGGAGGTACTTTATGTCCAACAAACTTTTGTTACCGCCAGTACCGAACCACGAAGGTGGCGTGATGCGTTAGGGCGAGGGGCAGAACCGAAACTGCCAAAGTGAAACGGTGCGTCAAGGACGCAGGTTTGGTCTGCTGTTGAAAGTAAAGCGGGAATCTAGGGTTTCTCGCCGTTTAGGAATACGGGCTTCCAACGCAGCGCATTTCGGCAAATAAATTTGGGGAAAATTCACTCGTGACCAAACCACGGGTGAATTTTTCTTTCCGCCGCAGCCAATTTCTTTGAACATTTTTTCCACAAAAGACTTGAAAATCTGAGTAGCGCATGGTATACTGAATTTGCCGAAACAATAAGCCATCCGCTACTCGCCGGAGTTTGAATTTCCGAAAACTCGGATTTCATACCCCGTGATTTTCTGCACCCTTTTTGGAATCGGTGTTCATGACGTTAGTATAGTCCCATAAGTCCCAAATGTCAACACCAAAAGTCTCAAAAGTCAATGTTTGGAGGACTGTACAAAAAATGAAGATTGACTATGTGAATTTTTACAATAATTTTGTAAACCTTTGCAAAGAGAAAGGATTGAAGCCGTCCAGAGCTGGCATCGAGGCAGGCATTCCAAAGCAAACAGTGTCCAACTGGAAAGCCGGTCGCAAGCCGAGTGACACCTATGTCGCACAGTTAGCCGACTACTTCGGTGTACCCGTCTCCTACTTCTCCGAGGAAGCCCCGGAAACAGAAAAAGCCCCGGCTCCCAGCAAGGGAACCGAGGTTTTCATGAAGATGTATGATATGCTCACGCCCGATAGGCAGGCGCGTCTTTATGAAGCTCTGTCTGATCTTGTAAAAGAGCAGATGCAAGAGCGATGATCTTTTCCTTGTCCTCTTCACTAAGCTGTTCAAACATCTTCAAAGCTTCCTCCCGCATGTTGTTTCTCTCCTTTACTTTTTATCATTATCGAACGCCTGTTCGACTTACGTGCTGGTTATAACATACTATCTGTCCAATAAACCGGACTAATTAAAAAATTGCACAAAAAATTTTTCTCTTCGTTGAGATTATATGTCGAACGTGGTATTATTTTCCTGTAGAATTGTCCAGTTTGGCGCTGATATAAATAGTTGGAAAGGACGTATGACGCATGGAAGGATATGAATTGGAAAGCTATTCCGAGCAAACATTTGAAAGCATAAAGCACATTGACGAATATGGCCAGGAATATTGGCTTGCCAGAGAACTTGCGCGAGTTCTTCAATATGCGGACTGGAGAAACTTTGAAAATATTCTCTTTAAGGCGATGGACGCCTGCAAGAACAGTGGAATTTCTATCGAAGACAATTTCGGCGAAGTTACCAGTTTCACAAAAATGAACACCGGAAGTGTCCGTAAAATTAGTGATTATGCACTAACTCGCTATGCGTGTTACTTGATTGTGATGAACGGCGACCCTTCTAAACCCGTAATAGCTGTCGGTCAGACATATTTTGCGGTAAAAACGCGTCAGCAGGAATTGATTGACAACTACGACCAGCTTTCCGAAGATCAGAAACGATTGGCAATTCGTGATGAGATGACCGCTCACAACAAGTCTCTTGCGGAAGCGGCACAAATGGCCGGAATTGAAGATCCACGGGACTACGCAATATTTCAAAACAAGGGCTATCAGGGGCTATACGGCGGACTGGGAATGAAGGAGATTCACGCACGAAAAGGCTTAAAAAAGAGCCAGAGAATACTGGATCACATGGGAAGCACTGAACTTGCAGCAAATCTCTTCCGCGCCACCCAGACGGATGAAAAGCTTCGCCGCGAAGGCATTCGCGGCAAGCAAGCTGCAAACAATACGCACTATGAAGTTGGGAAGAAGGTGCGTCAGACCATAAAAGATTTGGGTGGCACCATGCCGGAAGACCTGCCTACGCCGGAAAAGAGCATTGCTCAAATTGAGCGTGAGCAAAAGAAGCTGAAAGGCGAACGCGAGTAAATCTTCCACCAGAATCAAGGATTGCCCCGCCACCCGTGCCACAAGGTGACGGGGCTTTGCCGCCGGAATGGTGTGTCCCTTACCTTTGGCTAGTATGATAATACTGTTCAGCCGGTGGTGACGTAAAGGTGCATCCGAGTAATTCAGTCGTTTTTAGCGTAATTCGTAGGATTTTTTCGGGAAGGGTGAGCAGAAAATGGAAAAACGGAAAATAATACAACAAATATCGACGATTTGTGATAATCTGCCCACAAAGATGAAATGGGCAAAGGAGGAACAGCACAAAACCAATCAGCAGATTATCGACAGCACAGGGCTAAGTGAATCCATGGTTAAAAAGTTTTTCTCAGGCCACCTGACTGGCCCCAGTATTTATGATGTGACCGCCATTGCCATTGACCTTGGTCTGTCCCTGGACGAGCTGATGGAGCTGTCCCCGCCGAAGCAAGACCAGAGTGTGGAAATCGAACGGCTGAAAACCGAAATTTCACACAAGGAAGAACTTATCTCGGAAAAAGATAACGCCATCTCCCGGCTGGAAGAGCGCAGCCACATGATGGATAAAGAAATATCCGCCGTCCGGTATAACTGGAAGCATGTGACTTATGGAGCCGCAGGGCTTGCGGTTCTGTTCGGCATCTTCCTTATGGTATATGTCTTTCTGGATATGCAAAACCCGAATCTTGGCCTGTTCCAGTCCGGCCACGCCTCGCCGATCGTTTATGTCGCGGCCTTTTCCATTATCGGAACATGCCTGTATATCGTCCGAACTGTGATAAAGCGAAACGCAAAAAGGAGTAAACACGATGCAAACAATACCAATTGATCTATCGGCTCTTACGCCGGAGGAAAGACAGCAGTTTGCGGATAATCCCTCCGTTCTTTCATCGGACTGCGAGGCGGTCTGCTGCCTGTATATGCGCTACAGCTCCGACCGGCAGACAGAGCAGTCCATCGAAGGGCAGCTCCGGGAGCTGATAGCCTATTGCAAGCACCACAGCTATCGGGTTGCCGCCATTTATGTTGACCGGGCGATTTCCGCCCACGCAAGCATGGACAAGCGGCCAGCGTTCCAGCAGATGCTTGCTGACAGCGCCAGATCGTCATGGAAAACCGTTTTGGTTTACAAACTGGACAGATTTGCCCGGAACAGGGAAGACAGCGCCATTGCCCGTATGCGGCTCAGGAAGAACGGCTGCAACGTTGAATCCGCGAAAGAAGGCATTTCCAAGAACCCGGAGGGTGTGATTCTGGAAGCCCTGCTGGAAGGTATGGCGGAGTATTATTCTCTGGAGCTGTCCCAGAAAATAACCCGGGGAATGCGGGAATCCGCCATTAAGGGAAATTGTTTGGGCGGTCAAATCCCACTGGGATATAAAATTGAAAATAAAAAGTACGTCATTGACCCCCTAACAGCCCCATTGGTGAAGGAAGCGTTTTCCCGATACGGTGACGGGGAAACAGCCGCCTCGATATGCGCAGACTTCAACGCCAGGGGTTACAGGACAGCAAGCGGCGCAGAATTCAACAAGAGCAGCTTCAAAAATATTTTCCGGAACGAGAAATATATAGGCGTATATAAGTACAAGGAAATGCGGCGGGAGGGCATCATCCCGCGAATTATTGCCGACGATGCGTGGATTGCCGTTCAATCCCGCTTGAAGGTTAACGAAGCTGCCCCTGCCCGTGGAAAAGCAAAAGTGGCGTACCTTCTTGCCGGAAAGATTTTCTGCGGTCACTGCGGCGCTCCAATGACAGGCGAGTGCGGGCGCGGAAAATCCGGGAAAATGTACAATTATTACTCCTGCGCGACCCGCAAGCATCATAACAGCTGTGAAAAAAAGCCAGTCCCGAAGGACTGGCTGGAAGATGTGGTAGCTCAAGACGCTCTTGACGTACTGACAGACGAAATTATCGAATTCGTGGCAGAAGTAGCCGCCCAGCAGTCAGAGGAAGACATTCAGAAGAATACACAGATTCCGGTCATACGCAAAAAGATTTCTGAAATTGAAAATAAAATCCGCAATCTGACGAAAGCGCTTGAATGTGCTTCTGTTGCGCCGGACGCTATTGTGGAAAGGCTTGCCGAATTGGAAGCCCAGAAAAAGGGGCTGTCTACACAACTATCCGATGAAGAACGCGGCGTGATTCCGCTCACAAAGGAATCTGTCGTGGTTTATCTGAAAGCGGTAAGGGAAAAGGCGGTTCCGCTGGAAACCCAGAAAGCCATGCTTATTGAAATGCTTGTAAATTCCGTCACCGTTTACGATGACGAACCGGGATTCCTGAAACTCGTGTACGCCTACCGTCTGACGCAAATCCCCACGAGGACATATCGCGTGCCAATTCCCGCAAAAGTACCGTGTTCGGATTTTAGGACGCAACCTGCTCCATTGGACGCAAATCCGAACACAATTACCGTTGTGGGAATGGTTTTCATCCAAACCAGAAGACACGCCCTGCCTTGATTGGCAGGGCG